GTGTTGCCAGCATCATTATAAGACAAAGTAATACCCGTACCAGCAACTAAAAAGCCAGTTCCAAGATCATCTTCAACTTGTTCTAATGTGACACCACTACCGCTACTTCCTGATAAATAACTCAATCCGCTCCATGCTGTGGTACCATCACCAATTTTTAATTTGCCAGTATCTAATTCAAATCCTGGCTCGCCACTAGCAAGCACAGAATTTACACTTGTCCAAGTAGCTGCTAAGTCTCGTCTTAATTTTATGGTTACATAACCTTGATTGGCCATTATGCGCCTCCACCATTAACAGAGGTAACACCATAGTAGTAAGCTGGATCATTAAATCTGTTAGTATATTTTGATCCAATATCACCACTTGTGGGAGTATTTAGCACATAAGTGTCTAGTTTAATAACTCCACTACCATAGTGCCCACCACAAGCTTGCACTACAATTGTTCCATTTTTAATAGGGTTAGCCGTTACTATTGTTGATATATCAATGGCCATATTCTTTTCTCCGGGGTATAATATTAAAATACACCATTATCAAGAGTTTGATAAGACAGTAACAGAACCATCCTGATTAATGGTGAAATGACCAATATAATTATTAGTCTCAGCTATAGCTTCTGGTTTTATAGAAGTTATTAATTGACCAAGTTTATAATGTAATTCAAATATTTCTTTAGCATCCTTTCCCAGAGCCAGTGCCATCTCAGAAGGATTATAGTATGGATTTTTCCAAAAAGATAGTGTGCCATTATTGTAAGTAGAAACCATAGCATTAAATAAACTTGAAATTTCCACCCTTAATCCTGCTGAAATTGATTCGGCTGATGGCTTATATTCATTTGTGTCTAAAATACTCATTTTATGATTCTCCTATTTATAAAACTCTCCATCGATTATCAACAATATCATATAAAATAGTAGCCGCTCCTGTGGGTTGTACAATATAATCTCCACCATTAGGAGTAATTATTCTATATCCTGATGTTGCGGTTGATGCTTGATGTTTAAGGGTTAGGTTATTTGTAGTCCCTACATTAATTAATACTCTAGTGTATTCATTACCTAAAAATATACCACTAATTGCCACGCCACTAACACTTGCACTAGCTCTTATCACATCTCCAGCTCCAGGATTCCAATCTCCTTGACTAGAACCTAGTGCAGATGGTGATGTGAATGTTGGTACTGTGTTTAGAGTTGTGATTGAACCACTAGTTGCCGTTAATACTCCACTAATATTAGTATTTCCAACAACATGCAAAGTTCCGCTAGGCGTGGTGGTACCAATTCCTAGTTTACCATCGCTAGTAAGAGTCATTTTATCTACAAAACTAGATTGAAATTTAATTCCAGAAACAGCGCTTATAGCTAAATTACCATTTGCTGTCTGTTCTAAAGTTATACTAGCATTACCATTGTCTCCTCTTATTTGTTTTGTAGTGGCCATTTGTATACCACTAAAGAAAATAACATTTTCTGTTCCTGGTATTATACCAAAACTTCTATTTTGATTTCTATAAAATATAGCATAATTTTCAAAACATCCAGATGCTCCTATACCAATACCCAAATATACTCCACTGTTTTGCAGTCTTAGTATTTCGCTACCACAAGCAAAATTGCCACTAATATGTACAAATTGTTGAGGAGAGGCTGTGCCTATACCAACTTTACCATTACCATCAACAAGCATAGCCACATCGGATTTTGTACTATTTTTGCTAAGTCTAAATAATATGCCACTTACCATGTGGGTGCCACCAATTGGAAATAGATCAATTCCTGGTTCTGATGCACTACTTATACTTTCTCCCCAAGCAAAATCGAAACCGTTTGTGGAACTATGTCTTCTCATTCCGTGAGCAGCAATTGCTCCGTTACCTGCGGATGGACTAGTTGATGATGCTACAAAGTATCCGTTTGTGGCATCTGCCACTATACCTCCATCACCAGCAAAATATAAAAGTCTAGTAGAAGTATTTTTTCTAAAATCAAAAATTACATGACTTGAACTAGTATGATTAGCTGTTACACTTTGAAAACTTAATGCTGGTACGGTAGATGTTGTGGATAAACCAGCTATAACCCCCGTATTTGCCGGAGCACCAATATTAAGACCAGAGACTGTTAATAAACCACTAATTCCAGCATTACCATAAGCAGTAAAATTTTCACCACTTATTCTTGGACTACCACTAGATACTGTTAGATTGGTTAAAGATCCACTAGAACTTGGTATCCAATAATCTGTCGATGAGTTATATTGTAAAAATTGTCCATTAGTAGCACCACTAATATTAACATCGTGTAATTGACCAAAATCTCCAAAATTACTTGGACGCACAAATATTTTACCATTGCTGGCAGCATCTAGTATATATGCAACACTAATAGCGTGTTTTGGTTCTACTTTAGTCAATTTTCCAGCAACTGTTGGGTGAGCATAAAGAATGTCTCCATCTGCCCAAGTTTCATCACCCACAGCATAATTATTAAGCACATTTCCTCTAGTATCAATATTATTAATATGACCAAAATCAATAACAAAGCCATTATTATTTATAGCAACATCCGCTAACATTAAACCTATAAATCTTATTTCTTGAATCGTTCCATCTGCAACGTATAAATTAGGAGTAATAATACCATTAGCATGAACACCACTAGCATAAACAACCTGACCCTTATATAATTGTGATCCTGTTGTATTTCTTACTCTTAATAAACGATGCTCATCCACCTGTACTGCCACGTTGTCTTCTAATGCTATATCCAAAGTACCCTCTGTGTTATTCCAACCAACCTGACCTCGAAGACTTACCACACCATTATTAGTATTAAAAGATAATATATCATTATAGACACTATTAAAGACGCCACTAATACTAGTAATAATACCACTACTAGTTATATTACCACTGGTAAAAACATCGTTATATTGAAAATTAGCAGTCATAATAAATTATTCCTTATGGAGTTCCATAACTAACTTGGCTTAATTCTACGGTAGCTACCCATCTTACATCATTCGACGGTAATCCAGTTACAAGAATACTAAAACGATTAGCATGGCTACTAGAAACAACAGTATCTGTGCTACTCATAGCAGTATCTTTAAAACTGTCTATTATAGACGAGCCAACATCGTATACTACAGAGCTATTATCAGATCTTACACATCCTCGTATAATAAATCCAGCACCAGCATCATAAACTCCACCATTGTTTTTTAATGCGCTAATATGAACCGTATATGTCCAAACAGAATTGGCCGGCAAATATACAAATTCTGCACTATTATCTAGTGTTAATTCAGCTGGTGTGCTGTTGGTTGTGATTCCTCTTAATACTAAAGTGCTTTTTTGAGCATCTCCTCTATTAGCAAAACTTCCTGCAGCATGTGATAATTCGCCATATAGACGCGTTTTGGATCGATATCCTCCAGGAATAGTACTATAATGAGCATTGATAGCGTTAGATTCTCCACCACCTATAGTGCTATAATTACCATAAGAAGTACCACTAGCTATGCTGTTTGACAATCCACCACCAATAACCCCGTGTGTTGTAAAACTAGCGCTATCTATTAGATTATCTTCACCACCAGCAATAATGCTATAGTTACAACCAGCAACTTTAGTACTGTCAGATCTTGATCGTTGCCAATCAGTAGCGTAATCGCCTCTAGCATCTCCATCATATGTTGCTTGTAATGGACTATTACCTTTTGGTTCTATAACAATAGCACCATTAGAATTACCATTCACATTATAAGAACTGGAAATGCCACTAATGCTACTATTATCAATCTTCAGATTGTCTACTATGAGTGATGATAATGATCCACTAATATTAACATTCACACCACTATTAACCCATGAGGTTCCATTATATGCTAATATATTTCCACTTACTGGTGAACTAATAGAGACATCACTTAATCCAGATAATGTTGATGATCCAGTAGTTCCACTAGATTTAGTTGCAATAACAAATGCTATGCCTGAGCGACTAACAGTTATACCAGATCCAGCTAAAATAGTATTATTTGGTAAATTAATTGATACCCCGGAGATAGTACCTCCAGTTATGTTGACATTGTTACTATTTTGAGTAGATATAGTTCCCAAACCCAAATTGGTTCTAGCGCCAGAAGGCGAACTAGCTCCTGTTCCACCATCTGCTATTGCCAAGTCTGTTATACCAGTAATAGTCCCACCAAGTATGGTGATGCCCGTAGCATAAATACTACCTGTAAATGTTGTATTGCTAATAGTTCCACCAGTAATTACTACTCCACTAGCATTTTGAGTACTCATAGTACCAAGTCCCAAATTTATTCTAGCCTGACTAGCATTACTTGCTCCTGTACCACCGTCTGCTATCGCTAGGTCAGAGATACCACTAATACTACCACCAGTAATTTGAACAGAGTTGGCGTTTTGAACACTTAGTGTACCTAATCCCAGATTACTTCTAGCTCCAGATGGCGTGCTTGAACCTGTTCCACCGTCAGCAATGGCCAAGTCTGTGATATTAGTTATTATCACACCAGTAATACTACCTCCAGTTATAGCGACACCAGTAGCATTTTGAATTGCCATGGTTCCCAAACCCAGATTACTTCTAGCACCACTAGCTGTGCTCGCTCCTGTTCCACCATCTGCTATCGCTAAATCTGTTATGCCAGTAATAGTGCCACTAGTAATAATTAAATTAACACCACTAATACTACCACCACTAATATTAACATTATTACTAAATTGACTAGCCATAGAACCAGTTTCACACATAGTATTTACAACTGTAAACACTCCACTAACAGATGATATTGATATACCTGTTCCTGCAATTATATTTTTTACAGGTAGTAATCCGCTAACAGCGCTAGAAAAATTAGGAATATTATTAATATTAATCAGTGTTGTTATTAGTGTGGTTAAATTAGTAATACTCACCTGTGATGTTGCACCACCAACATTAATAAGAACAGTATCGCTAGCACCAACGCTACCTCCACCATCCGGTAAGCTAGTAGTAGGACAATTAGGCATAATTAGTCTCTTTCTATTCTATCTTCTAGTGCTTCTAGAGTTTTACCCAGAGTAGCAATTTGCACTTTTAATTCTGTCATAACTTCAGTGTTGCGTTGAAGTGCTGACGCAAAAGCTGCTTGGGTTTCTTTGTTACTAGCTAATCTCTCCATAATAAATTGACGATCCTGATTGTATGGACTCTCATTTTTAATCATTTCCAAAACCTCTGGTCTTGTGACCATTTTTTTACCAATCGTAACCCAAAAACCCACCATTGTAATTATAATACCAATACTTGTTGTGGCAATATTTTCCCAAAAATGAATAATAGTATCACTCATTATTAATGATCTCCTAAATAAAAGAGCCATACATACCAAGGTACGATGGCTCAATTATTAAACTATTTTATATATGAATTATAATATAACTTGAATCAGCCACCATTCTTTGCTGGATAGTTACCATAGATCACGCCAGAACCAAGACGGTAAACGAATTCTCCTGGAATAGATCTGCTTGGATTAGCTGCTTCATCAGTAGAACCAGAATTTGTGCTTACGCCACTGTTATAAGCAAGTCCATCTGTTTGACCAGATGGCGCTACTGAGAATGTGCCAGTCAACGAATTAAAATCAGCATATCTGTAAGAACGATATGTGCCAGAACGGAATTGATTGATAGCTTGTATTTGGCCTGGGGGAACACTACCGCTTTGCATAACACTATTATTTGTGTTACCAAGTCTGGTTGTTACTTTAACAATAACACCGCTACTATTGTAGGCAAATGTGCCAGCGCTCAAAGCCTTGTCTGTTGTCGCGCCGTCTGTTGGATATGTGCCAATTCCTAGACCACTAACCGAGAAATTGACTGGCTGAAATTTTGTAAAAAGTGAATTGCTGATTGTGGCGCCTGTTGCAATTACGCCACGATTATTTCGTGTGCTTGTGCTGGTTACTGCTGAGGAACCGTCAGCTTGTTTTGTATAGTTTACTGGATTATTAGAAGAAGTGGCCATTTTTTAATTGCTCCATAATTTAAGTAATGGGTTATTTGATTAGTTATTCATACACCATTATTCTTTAGGATGACTCAAATTAAATTTGACAAAGTTGGCTAGACTGTGTATAGAAGTGGTACGCAAGCCAAATAGGCCAGATTTCTTTATAGTATCAAAATGTTTATCTAACCAGATATTACCAGTACAAATAATATTTAAATCTTTAGAATTTTGATGCAGAAAGACCGAGGCGAGAATATTATCCGCTAAATTATCTAGAAAATATCCACTAGATGGTAAAACACATCTCATGTTATGATTTTCAAATATTTCACATAGTTTTTTTAAGCACGAGTGGTCAAACATCCTATATTCTAGGATATATCTAATTTTAACATTATTTTCAATAGATAAATCTATACAATTTTTAACATCTTCTCTGATTTTATCATATTTTCTATTCGTAGCTAAATTTTGTGGCATAACTATATCAATAGTATTTGCGCCCATTTTTATAGCCTGATCTATAGCAAAAACTCTGGTTTTTAGATCAGAAATACCAAGTGGATAATCTATTAAACAAGATAGATCTACATTCTTATAATCTAACAGGAGAGCTTTGGCTGAACGGATTAAATAATATGGCAGAGTAATACTATTAACACAATTGAGAGATAAGATTTGTTTTATATCTTCTTTAACTGTTGCTTCATTAGTATCCGTATTAATAAAAGCAAAATCTATATACATATTATTTGATCTTCTTGGTGATTGTTTTTAGATAATCAATGTTGGGATATTTTTTTGTACCAAGAATACCATCAGCAAAGCCATAATCAACCGCTTCTTGAGCAGTTAAGATCCAATCACATTTATTGGCCAATTGTGATACAATATGCTTTTTAGCCATCATTCTTTTCCAATTTTTATCTTTTGCAAGACTACTACTCATACACCTTTCAGTAAATATATCAACCATCTTTTCGCACTCTTGCTCATTCCATTTGATACTACTAACAGCCGCTTTACTATGTTCACCATCCAGTGTGAATGACCCGTAATGTATTAAAACATTTGTATTTGGCATTAATATTCTTAGATCAGCAGATTGTAATAAAACACCACTAGATGATTCTGCTTTGGCATAAGCTAATATAATAACTTTAGCTTTAGATGCTTTAACAGCATCATACATACCTAAACAATCTTCCCAACTACCACCAGGTAAGTGCATATGTACAAGAATAGGATCTAAAGACAATAAATTTAAATATCTTAAATTTTTTTCGAATACTACAGCAGATTTATAATCGACACCAGATTCTTCCTCCGCATCTGACAAATGGGAATGTAAATATATTTCTCTATTTTCTATATCTACATTATAGTTATGAATATCATTTAGTGTATTAGGATTGGCCATATTGTGTATCTAAAAAGGTGTAAAGTTGATCATTAATATCGGTCATAATATCAGCATCATTAAAACATTTACCAATAGCAATTCTAAACCGGTATCTGCTAAAAATATCTAAAATTTCTACCCCATGACATTTTTCTAAAATTTGAATTATAGTTGGAGTAATATCAAAATTTGTATGTCCTATCCAAAAATTAAATAATTTACTAGGAGCAGTATATTCGTTGTATGGTATCAAGCCCATAGGAGATTGAATAACTTTAATAGATCTATTAATCAAATGTTGAGGAGATTCAGTTTCTAAGGTATCATCATAGTCTTCATTATCTATGTTATCATTTTCATTATCATAATCTGTCCATTTAGTTTCGTCTCCGTCTTGACCAAATGGATCCACCCATTTTTCCCAAATTATTAATGTTTTAAAATTATTCATTTTTGGGATTAAGAACTTTAGAAAATGCTAATGGTGATATGTATGGTTCTTCAATCTCTTGAGATACCTCTTTATTATAGCTGGTATCTGCTATATTCCAATATACAAGAATATTATCTTTAAATTGTTTATAATCTTCGGAATGATCGGATTCTTTCGCTAACACATCTAATATACTATTTTCAAATTGACCATAATTAATATTATTAATCATATTACCAAATCTTAAACTAGCAATTTCAGTTGTATCATTAATAATAATTTTAACAAAAATATCACCCTTTTTATCTATAATAAAAGCTAGAATATTATCTGTTTCTATAGCTGGTTCTTTTTCTGCATTTTTTACTTTTTTGGTTTTTGTAAAAAACTTAATTATAGAATTAATCATTATTTTAATTTTTGTACAGCTTCTAGTAGTAAATCATGATATTTATTATCGGTTCCCAATTTAAAAGTATGCCAGAAGCAATTATTTAATTTTTGAGTATGGTTAATAATGAAACCATAAACACAATTAATGTAGTTATTCTCACAAGCATCAAGAACTGGATCGTGCAATTTAATAAATTGTGAGAAAAATTCTACTTCGTTTGTTTCGGGCAAATAAGATTTCAGCAAAATATTAAACGCATATTGAGGATCTAAAATAACACTATTATCTGCTATAATTTTTGGAAAATTTAAAGTATTTTCTTCAGTTGATAAAACATACAAACTATTATTCATATAATTCATACTAATAATTATACAATATAAATTTAGATTATACATTATTGCTCCTAATAATATCTAAAGCCTTATTAAGTCCCTGTCTTACAGCCTCTCTAGTTATTCCATACTTTTTACCAATTTTATCAAAAGTATAATCTTCAAAATAATATAATTTAATATAGTCCTTTTGTTTATCTGTTAAGCAATCAGACTGTAGCATAGCATTGATAAGATTTTTAAGAGATTGATTTTCTTCATTATTAATGGCTATTTGTTCAGGACTCAATCCCTTATTATCTTCAGTATAGTGGTGCGCAGATAGTGAGTCATCTGATTCAGATATATAGTCTAGTGAATATACATTATTATATTTTTTAGATTTTTTAGATCGCTTGGAAACATGTGTTTGAATAGCCCATAATGCACATTGATTTCTATATGAATATCTGGTCTTTTTAGTTCCTTTTTCGTTTTGATAATTTTCATCCCATCTCCAATCCGCCATCATTATAGCATTAGCAACAGAAGCAATAGCGTCCTCATCCTTAAGCATTTTAGAAGACAAGCCGTTATAAATTTGATTAGCAAATTTAGATATTGCCTTTTTAGCTAATAGAACGTATGTTTGTAAACTATCAAATTTAATATCATTATGATCTTTATAAGATATTTTTTGATTACCAATACCATTTAATTGTAATAACATTTAATATTTATCCTTTATTAAAAATTCCTTTGGTATATTCTTATTAAGTACATCATTAATAAGATTTCTTATATCATCTCTCAGTCTATTACGTTGAGATTCTGTGTATCCAAAACTAAGATAATCTGAACCATCAAGAGTAAAATCGGCATAATACTTTGATATAATTTTATCAAAATCAGATTGACAAATATCTATCGAGTAAGGTTTTGGTTGTAAAAAATTAATTAACTGTTGTATAGACACAATTATACGATCATTCCTATCATAGCCATGCTTATAGATAAGCCTTTGTTCTAGCCATGATAGAAATGTTATGTATTGTCTTTTTTCTTGGTTAATTTTGTCCATTGTTCTGGCGAGGGGCGATCCTTTTGACCGAGTTTGGCAGGTCTATAATTTTTACCTTCGCGTTCCTTTTTCTTTCTTATGTTATCCCATAGTCCAGGTTTGTTTTTTGCCCAAACACCCGAAAAATCATCTAAATAAGGAGCATTATCATCTTCCGTATCTTTATTTTGTGGATCTTGAACATCTGGAGCAGGATCTTTACGATAATAAAATCTGGAAGTTGGCAAGTCCTTAACTGTTAACTTATGTCTTTTTTTTTTATATCTACTGGTTCTACTTTGGATTCACTATCCTCTATATCGGTTTCTGGCTCACTAAACATTACAAAATCATGAATGGTTCTCATGTTTTCTTCTGTTACAGCGATTTTACCCTGTAGCCACGATTCTGTCAAATTTTCTGATATAGTATTTTTTTTATTATTATCTTCTAATGCTGATAGTATATTGTTCGCGTGTGCAGCGATTGCTTTAATTGATGCCATTGACATTTCAAAATATTCATCCTTATATTCATCCATCTCTGTTTCTGAATCCATATCATCTTCTTGAGCTTGACGCATCACCACTAATTGATTTGGAGTTTTAACTAATTTTTCACCTTTATTCCATGTTGGACCAGAATTACTAGTAGTATATCCAACTACTTGTCCCATAAAATCTGGAAGTTCGCTCACATCATCCACATAGCCTTCACTGCCATAATGTTTGCAGAGCTGGTTGATATTTTTTACCATATCACCCGGTTTCAAATTGGCTAAATTTACTCGATCTAATTCAAAATAATTAGTTTCACTTGGGGTCATAAGATCATCATCGAGATTACCAATATAAGATTTACTTTTTAGATTAAGTTTATCTTTGCTAGCTTTTGGTAATGCTGCAATAAACTCTGGTCCTTTGCGTTTTGCCATATTATAAAGCTTCTTTAAGAAAGCATCATAACTCATTTGTCCTTTCATGCGACCAAAATTACTAATAGCATCTGGAATATCTTGTGGTGTTACTATTGGAAAAGATCGTGTTTGTGGAAATAGAAAATCGCTATCCTTGAGTTCGCTACGCTTTTTACCTTTATAGGTCTTTTGAGCAGCAAGGCTCTCATTGACAGAATTTAGAATATCATTAATACGATCCATTGTTATACCTCATCAGTTAAAGGACCACCAGTAATCCACGCATCACACGTTCTATCTCCAGCACACTTAAAATCAAATAATTCACAATAACCAAGATTGGCTAAATTTACAATTTTAGCCGCTTCATTCATATTTTCTTCGCAAATACCTTTTTCGATACATTTCATCATTTTATGTTTTACAATAAAAGCAGCACAATTAGAACATCTCATTGTTTTTGCTTCTTCAATTGATGTTTTAAATAAAGAAGCTTTTTGTTGCCAAAATTCTAGATTATCTAATTTTGGATTAGCTGGACCATAATTAGCTTTGTCTACACATATTTGACGATTAGCTAAATTTATACTAATATCTTGTGTTGCTTTGGGACATTCTGTGTTATCTTCCTGGATTTCTTCAGATACAACACGATTTGAATATTCTGATAAAAGCTTATCTATACTTTTAGTATTTGACATAATTTGCTCCTTACCACGCTTTGCATGACCAGTAACGTGCTTTCCATTTTGGACCAGGATTATCGCAGTTATGTCTAGCCCTAAAACTACGTCTTCTTTCTGGAATATTCTTTTTTATTTTCATGTTTGGATCGCCAAATCTTACAATAACAACATTTCCACTCTCGTTCTTAACATAAACAGCAAATTTTTTGGGGCCACTCGGTGTTCTAAATGGTTTGTTTAGTGTTACTTTCCTTCCTTGATATTCTGATGATTCAGAATGTTCAAACGGTGGATCGATCCACAACAGATGCTCAACAGAATAGTCTTCTGATATTTCACCAGCATCTTCGTATTCTTGTGGAATTATTAAATTGGAGGCTGATAATTCTTCTACTGAACCACATGCGTCACATTCATCATACTGTATAGATAGACCTAGAATATCTAGTACTTGACTAAATATGCCTCCTTTTGTCTTTTTACCAGTTTGTCCTAAACAAATTGCAACTCTTTGTTTGTTATTTGGATAATCTTTTTTCATTGTTTCGTTACCCATACAGCGGGCAACGAATTTTTGACTATCTTCGTTTGGTTTTGGCTTTGGTATTGGCATGATAACTATTATTCCTTAGTAATGTTTCTGCAATAATTGAACCTGTATTGTGCCAAGTAAATTTCTTAGCACTCTCTACTCCATTTGGATTAGACGAGATATGATTATTATACACATATCTCATATAATTTACTGTTTGATCAAATTGATTTTGACCTAATTTAGCCCATGAACCTTCTCCAAAGAACCATCGTTTATCATTAGCAATCTCAAGTTCATCAATTTTTACTAAATATGAATTCTTTTCGGTACAATATTCTGTATGAGCAGAATAATCTGTAGCGATTATGGGCTTATTCATAGCCATACATTCTAAGATTTCATTATTCCAACCTTCTGCTCTAGAGATAAATACTCCACAATCACCTTGAAAAATAAATTCGGCTAAATGATATTGAGTTGGCAGTCTATTAAAAACTTTAATTTTATTAGCTAATTTAGCATTATTTACTAAACTCATCCATTCTTTAACTTCATTTTCGTTCAAAAATGGATTGTGAGGTAATAATCTTAATTCAACATTATCAGACTGATCAAAAGCAGCATC